CACTTCAACTTTGGCTTTGGTCTCTCGCCAGCGCTGGCCAAGTCTGTTATTGTGTATCACAGTACCGCCACTGAGTCGCGATTGCCAGGCATCGATCACTCCATCATTCGGGGAGAATAGCATCCAGACTCCATCCGGGCCGTTTTTATGGTTGCTGGCAAAATCAAGAGCCAGTTCAACCGCGCGTATCTTCGATTCCAGGTCGCTGGCAGAACTGCCAATCACCATTAATTCAAATTTCTCAGTCACCGATTCACCGTCCCCTGTTTCCGGGTAATAACCGGCTAATAACCGGTAACCGGATTCGTTGAAATCCAGAACAACCCGGTCACTGGATCCGGACCGCATTTCAAAGCTGATTAGAATCATTCGATCTACCTCCGTTGAATTTCACTTGCGATCCTCCTGGCCAGTTTGTAGTAATCCGTGTCCGATTTGGCAGTGGCTCGTATATTTATCTGGATGGGTTGCGGTGCGCTTGCTCCGGAGGACCCGACCAGAACCGGAGATAATGTCGGGGATCCTAATCCCGCAATTGCACCATTGACGGTCCTTTCGATTTCCCCAAATGCACCGGTAAAGCCTTTCCCTAACCCAAGCGCCAGATTTTCACCAATCCCGGAAAATACCGTGCTGGGTGATTGGATCCCCAATGCCTTCTTCACACCACCCACAATGCCAGAGAAAAATCCATTCACCTGTTCTCTAAACCAGGTAGCTCTATCTTTAATCCCCTGCCAGATTCCACTTACTATATTTCCACCAACTTCAATGATTTTCGGAATCAAATCTTTGATTCCTTGCACCAGTTTTTCAACGATTCCACCAGCCGCTTTTCCAATTGATGGTAATAAGTTCCCAATACCATCAATCAACGCCATCACCAGCTCCACCGCAATCAAAGGCAGTGCCAGAATCAACGCATCGAAAATTGCCTGAATAATCTCCGGAATATATTCAACCAAAATCGGTAAGGCAACCGCCAGACCTTCTACCAGTGCAATGATCAGCTGCAAAGCTGCATCAATCAATAAGGGAAGATTGTCGATCAATGTTAGAATGATCTGTGGGATGATTTCCGCAATCATTGGCATTAATTCAGGTATCGCCTCCGCGATTCCGTTAGCCAGGGTGACAATCATTTTAAGTGCCGTGTCAATCAATAATGGCAGTTGTGGCAAAATTCCATTGATCAACGCCATCAGCAATTGGATTCCTGCATCCATCAATAATGGCAGGTTTCCAATCAAAGCATTTACAATAGTCATCAGGGCACCTATTGCTACAGGAATCAACTCAGGTAACAGAGCAACAACAGTATTGAGTACCTGGGTAAAGAGCGTTGTCGCGGTCTCTAACAACATAGGGAGTAGATCACCTACCGCAGAGATAATTGATTCTGTTACCTCAGGCAAAGCAGCGACAATGTTATCCAGAATGGGAGTGATATTATTCACAACAGACTTGAATGCATCCACCAGGTTCTGTGTCAGGTTGCTCATATCAGCTTTTTCGTTTCCAAGCCCTGCTGTAAACGATCCAAAAGCAGCTTCTAACAAACCAAGTGAACCTGTGATGGTCTTGGTTGATTCTTTTTCAAAATTACCGGCGTATTGTTCCGTATTTTCAAAGAACATCTGCATAGCAACTTCTGCCTTTTCGGCATTACTGGCAGATGCCCAGGTGAAATCCAGACCTTTGGAAAGAGCGTATGCTTCCACGGTGGTGGCATTCATAGCAACGCCCAGATTGTCCATCATCGTGAAATTGCCTTTAGCAGCACCGGCCACGCTATCCAGCGCAGATTGCATGTCAATGCCCATCACGGATGCCATATCAGCGGCGCGTTGCATGGCTTTTTCGGTCAGTTCGAGGGATTTTACCTGAGTAAGTCCGGATCCCTGGAAAAGCGCTCCCATTTTATTGGCAGTGGCCAGGTATTCTGATTGTGAGACTCCCAGTTTTTTATAAGCATCTTCACCGCTCTTTTGTATAGATTCTGCGTACTCTCCGAAGACCGCTTCCGATCCACCCAGATTCTGTTCCAGTTCACCAAATGAGCTGACTACAGATTTTGCCATGCCCACCGCAGCACCGGCAACAGCTGCGGTTAATCCTGCAATTGCTACACCACCGGCTTTCAAAGCAGTGCCCAGACCACCAACAACATCCTTAAATTTATTGGTACTTTTTGCGGTCTTTTCTTCTTTTTCCGCTAAATCATCCAGACTCTTCCCTGCCTGGTCGCTTTCATCTCCCATCTGGTCCAGTTTTGTTTTCGCCTGTCCCAGCTCATTTTCCATTTTATTGAGTGCTTCAACCTCTCGGTTGATTCGCACTTGCATGTTTTGAGCACCAGCTGAAGATTCCCCCTGTGATTTTGCAATACGATCATATTCCTCACGTAAAGTCTTAATCTTTTTCTGTTGTGCTTCCATCTGGTTGGTAAGGCTGCCAATCCGCATTTCCAACCCGCTGGCATTGTTCGCCCAATCCCCCAGGGAGGACGCGGATGCGCGAAAACCGGTTTCCATGATTTTTATTTCTCGATTCAGGGATGCGATTTGTGTTTTAAAATCGGTTGAATCTAATCCAATTTTTCCGGTTAAATCGTTCTCACCCATTTTTCATCCTCACTACTTATCACACCCTTTGGGTGCAATATTCAAAACTCACAGCCAATCAACCTGGTCGCAATAGATCGTATTTGCCTTTTTATCCGATCCTGTCAGCCTGAAAATAAACGGGATTAATGAATCAACCGATGTTTCGTCTATATCTCTCAGGCTCCAGTGAAAAACTTTTACCAGTTGAATTTCCAGGTCAATCAACCAATCCAGGTCATCTTTATCCTGGGAATTTTCCCCGGTAGTGTCTGTTGCTCCGGGTTCTAACCCGGAGGAGTAGGGTTTGCATTTCCGGTCGCCTTTGCAATGATCGTATGCAACACACTGATCATGTCGCTGACATCAGCTTTTTCGTTAACATCATCGATCGAAAATTGGTTCCCGAAAACCTCCACAACCAGACCGGATAATGCATCCACATCCTTTTCAGTCATGTTTTCAGGGTCCAGGTTCAATTCCTTCGCTAACGTGACGGCCATTTTCAAAAGTTTCCAGGGTACAAATAACCTGGTGTATTCCTTAAATTCATTGTCATCGTCATAAAGTCGAATCACCATCGGGGTTGGGTTTGACATTCAAACTCCTGTTTTGGTTCCCCTGCCAGAAACTATTGAATTTTGGCAGGGGAACAATTTAATACTTAAATTTACGCGGCAATAGTAGTGAAATTAACCGCTCCGGTCAGGTACTGCCCGTAAATATCCATCACCGCATAGGTGATCAGATAGGCAGTCAGGTTACTCAGATCAGACGTTGGATTGATCGTCACGATCTTCTTACTTGAGTCCAGAGTAATGGCAGCTGGCACCACCGATCCATCAGATGGGTCAAACAATCCAATGTTATAAATTGCTGTATTGACCAGGGCATTGTTAAATGTCAGGGTCGGGCCAACACTGATTGCCACATCTATGCTGGTATCAGCAGGGTTACTGCTGGATAGAGCCAAAGCAGATACACTCGCAACATCAGGAGTCTGTACGGCATTGAACCATACCGTACCTGAGAAGTTGGTGGTATCTGAATCGCCAATGATACGTTTTACAGAATCAGTCACTGTGCCAAGATCGAACTTGTGCACGGTCCGAATAGCTGTGTAAACCAATTGCATTGTTTTTGGATCGGGAGCGTCCGCCTTGGTGGCAACCTCTTCCTTAGGCATATCAAATTTGCCTTTAAGGAATTGGTAATAACGATAACTACCATTCGACTTCATCGATCGGAAAGAAAGCGCCATGTAAGGCGCCACTCCACCGTTATCATACATACGTCCGGAAGTGGAATCAAACACACGACCGGTTATTTTTGCCAGCATTGCCAAAGGCATTCCAGTCACTGTCAGGTTGACCTTGGTTTCACCTTCCGACGTACTGACATCATACGGCTGATCATCCGCATATTGAATATCAAATGAGCTGGTTGGTTCCTGGGATGCTTCACCAGCTGGTGCAAGATATTCAGGGGTATCAGCCACATAAGCACTGGAATCATCCTGTGTTACCTCAGCAACATACAGACTATCCAGACCAATTTTGGATTTGTATTCTCCAGAATTTGCACTTATAGGCATTTTAGCCTCCTATTCAACATAAACAAAATCCAGCGCATACCCGAAATGTCGGGTTTGCTGGTTGTACGGGAGTTCCCGTTGCGATCCGGGTGTAAACCCGGCAGTTTCCATCGATCCTGAGATATCCGGCATCCCTGCCAGACCGGCCCGGTTGTAATAACTCACCTGCACGGTATAACTACGCATGGTTTCCAGATTGTCCGCAAATTGTTCTGCTGGGCTGGCAACAATCATGTAAACCAGGTATTCATCCGGTCTTTCAGCTTCACTAGCCACAATCAAAACATTGGCAGCCATTGTTTTGCCTAAACCTGTTAACGCGCTGACAACCCGTTCCCAAATGGTCATTCGATCCCCAGATCTTCCTTCATTGAATTTTTAATGGCTTTTCTGATTTTTGCCTTGTCATTTTGCATGGTCGCTCGAATATACGGTTGTGCGGGCATGCTCGACGTTCCATATTCCTGGGCGTTACCGTACCTGGCTGTTTCAGCATCAGTAAAACTTTTTTTGTTAATCACTCCCACATCCAGATAAGAATAATTGCCTTCCTGGTGTGGTCCATCAATCTGGATATGATCCTGTAAATTGTGGGTATCTTTCCTGACTCGTTTCTGCATGCCTTTCTGAGCGACATTTGCGCCAGCCATCAAAGCTTTTTGGACCGATTGGTCCACATCTCTTCCAGCATTCGCTAATTTCTCCAGATATTCCTCAAATCCTTTGGTTGAGACAGTTGCTTTGGTAGTCATTTATCCAACCTTCAATCGTTTGACTTTGAGTTCAAGCAGTTCATTTTTCTCGCGGATATTATCCATTGAGACAATCTCCCACAGCTCGCCGCCTTTTTCGATGGCATAAGTTGGGTCAATATCAGAGCGATATCGGATTGTAACCGTAGCTGGTGCTTCCGCTCCGGCCATGTCTGCAGTCAAAATTTCAGATCCATGCGCATTTACCCATTTGCAAAACACAGTGGCCAGGGTTGACCAACCCGGTACCTGAAAACCACCTGTTCCTGTGGTAACTGATCTTTTTTTCAGGATGACCTGGGTTCGCAGCTCACCCGGGTTGAAAGGTTTCTCATTGATTCTCATAACTCTCCTGGAGTCTTGATGAATGCCCTGAACCATTGATCCGATAAATCGGATCCGGATACTTGCCGGAGATATCCATCCTGCGAGATGACGGATTCAAAGCTGGCAGACTGATCACCACTCACGCCGATGATACCAACCAGACTGACAACAGAATCGCCCTCAGAAACACCCGGCAAACTGATATAGCCGGCCGCGCTGATCCCTTCAAACTCAACATACTGCAAAGCGATCGCCTCCAGCTGCACCAGGGCAGCCGATAAGCCAAAACTCAACGAGCTGACACCACCGGCTATCATGGCAGGATTCTCATACCACATCACCAGCAACATCTGAGCAGCCGCCTTTGCCTCAGGCAGGATGGAGCTGTCACTTGCCCAGTCATGCCCGGTAGCCCGCATGATGTACTTATCGACCATCGGTAACAATTGCAGCATCACCGCATCGGTAGCAGCACATCTCAACACATTGGCAGCTTCAGCTGCAGTCAGGATATTTGTCATAAAAATCTCCTGTTCCTATCCCCTCATTGTCCATGTAGAGAGGATAGGAACCTGAAAAAACTATCCGAGTAGAATCGCCATTGCTTCCGGCTTGATGGCCTTCACACCCCAGGCCAAACCTACCTCGAAGGCAACCCGGCGATACTGGCGGTACATAGCAACCTGGAAGCTGATTCCGGTAACCGGATCAGTAACTGTGGTCACATCGTCAGCAGCATCGCCACCTTCAGGCATGGCAGGAGTGCGCATCATCAAATGGATGGCAGACTTACTGAAAGCCAGGTTGGCAGCGTAGTTATCACCAATGGCAATTGGATCGTTATTAACCCAGGCAACTTTCAAACCTGGATCAAACAACACAATATCTCCATCACCATCACCAGCAAAACCGGTTTTAACCATGTATTTATTGGTGTCACGAGAGGTTTTGGTGTTAGTGATGATGTCACCAGCAAGAATGGTATTCGTACCAGTATCAACATGGATGGCGGTGCTTCCAACAGCATAACCAGCGGTGAGGTCAACCAGGTAACCAGAGCCTGTTCCCTTCGTATGGGTCTTTACCTGAGCCGATTCGCGTATCGCAAACCCCATCAGGTCCAGCAAAACGCCACGACGCAGCAAATCATCCCCACCACCGGTATTGGCCTGCCACAATTCGGTTAAATTGCGCAAAGCCGCACCAGCGGTCGTATTGAGAACCATCTGCAAATCACCTAGTGGAGCACCCTGATCTGCTAAAAGCTTATAGACCTCGGTCAATGCTTTCAGTTTATTGGTGCTGTCAAAAGGTGTGGTACCCGCTGCTCCATAAAATTTGGCCGCATTAACATACAAGGCAGCCAGATCAGCCTCGACCTCGTTTACCAATTTCCGCATTGCCTGCGCAAATTGATCCACCAGGATCTTGTTATACAATCCGCCCAGCGCTTTTTGCTCTTCTCCGTTCCAGTGGAAGGTGGAGCTTTTGCTCTTGCTGATTGTCATCGAGCCATAACCCTGAGTTTGGTCATCTGGGTCAGGTCCGGTAGCTGCTGGTGCAATGTCTTCAGAATCCGCTGCGGGAACAACCGGATACGTTACGTTTTGTCCTTTAGCGACCTCCTCGGCATTTGCATCCAATGTGACGGCAGGGATAAACCCTGTCAACTCGCGCAGGACGATGTCCTTTGCTTCATAAATTGTTGGAATTAATCCAGTTAAAGTGTTAGCCATTTTTCTCTCCTAATCCTCGAGCTCACCCCCGGATTTGATAAAGTTAGCTTTATCAATCGGAGACATCGCTTCATAAATACTTCTCTTGATTACGGTTGGCTGTACATCGACAGCATCTTCAGCACTGGTTTCAGAAACCGGAATGAAGTTTTTGGCAATATCGTTCGGCCGTGTAGTTTTTTGCATAGCTTCGTAGAGATCCACAGCCTCAGCGTGTTTGTTCTGTGCTTCGTCCAGCGCGGGGCGCAGAGCAAGCGCTTCCAATTTGCCTTCTTCGGTCCCTGCACGGAATTGTTCATCAATTTGATTTGCAATTTTCTGAACTTCCGCATCGGTCAGCATTACAGCGTCAAAATAGGGTTTTAAATCAAGCATTTTGTTCATCCTTTCGTAGAATTTGTGTAATTCGTTCGCGAAGGGTTTGCGCCTCGCGTTCGTCTTCCTCAGTGAAGAGGGAATCGCTGGATTTCTCATCCTCCTGAGGTTTGATCGCCTGTATCGCCTGTAATATCTCAGGCGGAACATTTGAAAATCGGTAGATTCCGTTGATCATGGCTGCATCTTCCGGAATATATAGCTTCTTTTCCGTGTCATCAATGATTCGATCAACAAAACCAAGGTCAACCGCTCTATTTGCATCCATCCAGGTCTCTTCGCTCATTAATTTGGATAATCTGGTGCGTGATAACCCGGTTTTGCGTTCATACGCATTCAAAATTCCATCTTTGGCAACCTGTAAGCTATCGGTTAATCTGGCCATTTCTTCCAGATTGATTTGTGCCAAAAAGAAAACAATGGAAGGGTCATGGATCATGAAATATCCTTGATTTCGGATCTCCACTTCATCCCCTGCCACAGCCACAATGGTGGCAGCACTGGCAGCCACTCCATCAATGACTACTTTTACCTTTCCGGGGTAATCTCGGATCATGGAATGCATGACGCTTGCGGCAATCAGATCCCCGCCATAGGAATTGATTTTGATCTTGATCGGATTACCTTTGCCAACGTCATATAGATCCTTCTTGAACAATCCTGGTGTGATATCATCTTCAAACCAGGAATATTCAGAAATGTATCCATATAGTTCCAGTTCAGGTTCCTGGCTATCAGCATTGCGAAACGTCCAGAATGGCTCGTGAGGTTTAGAATCTCCCTCAAAACAACGGATCGGATTATTCATTTGTTACTCCTTTTTTAATAGGTAGGATATTTCCAGCCATGTAATGCATATCTCCACCCTCATAGGCACTCATATCTTCTTTTTCTCGACCCTCATTGGGGGTCATCATTCCATTTTGAATTCGTACAGCCATAGCCTCAGCTCTTGCTTTGCTGTCCATGCGCAATAACGATTCACGAATGAACTTGAAATAATTTGATTTTTGTTCTTCTCGTGATAACCACCTGATTTTGGCAGCCTCTTCCCAGGGCACCAGGTAGGAATCCAGTGTTCCTTGCAGATATTCGATGTATTTCTGCTCATTGCTGTTATAAGCTTCCTTCCCGCGGTTTAGCATGTGCTCAGGAATACCAAAGAAATTACAAATATCGCGATCAGTGGCATCAATGCTTTCCAGAAACTGTGCATCTTTCAATTGAATATTGATTGGCTCAAATTTCGTTATCATGTCGTCAAAGACGGCTAGTCGGTAAGCATTTTCAGAGCCAGCCATTTGCTCTTCGTATGCCTCGCGAACTTTCTTTCTGGCTTCCGGGCTCAATTTTCCGGACATTTGTACATAAGCAGCTGGCATCATCCCCTGGGAATAAAGGCGTGACTGTGTTTTATGCGCTGCCAGTTGCCGTCCAAAGGTTTCGCGGGCAAATGTAATGACTCCCCGGCCCATGTACCCGGTTGCATCCGGGTTAATCAACTGGTGCAGAATTTCCACTGCTGCAATATAGGCAATTTGGCCATTGCTGAAAATATGCCTGTACCAGAGATTCCCCTCCAGATCAAAAACCGGGTAAGTCCTGTTAGCAGGCAAAATCAATAACTGTCGCGGTCCAACAGTAGGATTCCAGATGTAGTTATTGCCATAGAAAAGTAACCACTCAATGGAAGCCTTTTTGAATTGAAACGGTGTCCAACCCCAAATATTCGGGCTGACCGTTAACAAATATGCCATGTTTCTGGTAATCGGGTCTGCCTCCACCTGTTGGATGGATCGCCCAACCTTCCGCATCATTTGAAACGGCATTTTGGCAACATCATCAGAAATGATATTCTTCGCCCGGTAAGCGGTCGCCAGGGTTTGAGATTTTTCAATGGAAACAAGTTCACCGGATTGCGATCGATACCCAAAGGACGGCACATAGTCAGCTATTGGGCTGGCTTTCTGATCTTCAACAATTTTACGATTCGAGCTCAACAATTCACTTAATATCATGGCTCTTTACCTTTCCGATCAGCACACCCCAACCGATCAACATCAATCCTCCCACTACCCAGGTGATAACCAGATTCCACTGTGCCAGTCCTACCAAAATGGCAATGCAACCGCCAATCAGCAAAATATCATCAATAAAACGATTAATAACTTTAATCATTGCGCCCCCTCATACATCCCAAACAATCCAACCAACGGACCGGAGGCAGCCCGTAGCCTTTCAGGAGTCGGACACGACAATCTGCAATCCTCCACCCACGGCCGTATATGATGATCCAGTGGGTAATGGAAGCAGGGAACATCATGCTGATATTCGTGAAAATACTTGCGCTCTCCCTGATACAAATCATGGCCACACAAAATAACAGGGTTACATCCCATATACAAAGCAAACCAGGCAGCTGTGTTGGAGCTGTAAAACCCGGTCCAAACTTTCACATTGAAAACGATATCCGAAGTCTTATGAGAGCTGACCTTGATTCCCCCAAATTTTTCAACAGCGTCAAGTAAAATTGGATCAGTTTCAGGGTCATCGTTGTAAACCATGAAGTCAGGGTTGCAGATCTTCAACGCGTGGTAATTGACCGCAATCAAAATCACATCTTTCGGCAGCTTTTTCATATCCTCAGGCAAACTCGGACCACCCCCCAGAATGGCAGCGGGTTTTCCCTGGTATAAATCCTTGAAATCGCTCATCAATCTACGCATGTTCATTTCTTTTTTCCAAAATGACATTCACATTCCCATCCCGGGTAAAATGCAAATCGACAATCTTCCACGGCTTAGGCCGGTAGGTTTGATAACGACCATAATCCGGATCAAAATGCTCAAAAGTAAACTCATCCACCTGGTTACAATGTGTTGGATCATGCACAAACCCATCCGAGGATCCGTAAGGCGTTTCAATATCAAGGTGCGCCTCAACTTTCAGAACACGCCAACATTCATTCATAAACTGAATAAACGGGAATCTGGTTCCTTTTTCAGTGACAATGACCGGCGGAATATGTTCAACAATATGCCAGGCCTTAGCCATTTCAACACTACCCGATTCAATTGGCCAGGGGATTAGATTCAAATCATGCACAACATCCACACCATGAATCTTTTGCATATCAATCCCAACCCAATCCATTTCTTTATGATGACCGCAAGCAATATCGAGTTTCATGGTTACATTCCCCAATCATCCGAGAGAATCTCTTCGCTCAAATCCATATCTCCTTTGTAGGAGAGCGCTCGGCTCATGGCATTGGCCAGCGCAACGATCGGGTCGATCCGTTTGGTTCTCACCACCGATTGACCCTTGTGTTCCTTTACAAATTTCATGTTGCCATTTCCGTTTTTCGCGATGCTCGCATTTCCAAAAGCCCACCTGGCAACCTTATCATCCAGATGGCTGATCTTTCCATCCCGGAAGAGCTTTTCAAGCGCATCGATCGGGGTGGTCATATTCAAAAATGTTTGTGGGATATCCACAATCGTGAAATCCTTTTTGGCCAGTCTTTGCATCAACATGGCAGCAAAATGCATATCCGGATCGATTTCAATGATCTTGTATTGTTTCGATAGCTCAATGATCTTTTCCTCAACCACCGTATAATCGACGGTATTGCCATCGGTGACATTAATCCAGCCTTCGCGTTCAAACTGATCATATGGCACCTTATCGCGCTCTATGCGTTCAGCCATGCTCTCCCTGGGAATATAGTTCCACCACAATATGCGCCATTCCAGCATCTTGCCCTGTGGAGGGAATAGTAGCGCCAATGACGTTAAATCAGTCGTAGACGATAGATCGACCCCCAGATAACAATCCATACCCAGCAAATCCATCTGATTCCAGGTGCCAATGGTCGCATCAAACAAATCCACTGGCAGCCAGGTGGTCAATTTGGTCGTGATCCACTGATTCAGGTCAAGCCATCGAAACAGGCGTTCATCAGCTGGTTTATTTCTGGCAGTGATGGCAGCATTTTGCATTGAGCTTAATTTTTTCGATAATCCTAAACTCGGATTCGCTTTATACCAGTTCTCTTCGTTGTAAATATCATCCCCGTCGTAGTTGTAAATGACCACATACCAGCGTGGATCAATAATTTCGCCACTCAGAATCTTCATGGCATAATCGTGAATTTCCCAACCAATACTTACCCGATCCGGATCATCACCTGCAGTTGTAATCACCCACCAAATCGGTTGTTTCCTGGTTGCACCGGCTTCGAAAGTCATCACGTCCCACAAATCACGATTCGGTTGCGCGTGCAGTTCATCAAAGATACAGGCCGAGGTCTTGAAGCCATGCTTGGTAAAAGCCTCAGCCGACAAAACCTCATAGACAGATTTCGAAACCTTATCGTAAATTGTCTTTTGAGAGTCTGTTACTTTCGCCCTTGCATCCAGCGCGGGTACCAGTTCAATCATATCTTTCGCAACTTTATAAACGATCTTGGCCTGTTTTTTGTCGGCAGCGCATCCATAGATTTCCCCATTTTTCTCGCCATCAGCAAACAAATGGTATAAAGCTGCCCCAGCAGCCAGCTCGCTTTTTCCGTTCTTCTTCGGAATCTCGAGATAAACGAATTCATATTGCCTGGTACCGTCCTCTTTCAGGGTCCCATATACATCCCGAATAATCTGACGCTGCCAGGGAAACAACTTAAAAGGTTGATTATAGAACTCACCGTCAGTATGTTTCAGGAGCTCAAAGAATTTGATCGCACGTTGAGCGTGTACTTCAGAAAACATAGCATTCCCCTGTGGTATAGCATGCCCAGTGGGTATCATTCCCGCTAAAACAAATACCAATATGAGTGCAAAAAAAATGCGTTTCATTCTCTTTGATCACCATCACCATTCACAAAATCAGATACCTCTCCTAACAACATCGCCATTGGATCTACGGTCTTTTCTTCCGGCTCTTTGGGAGTAGGAGCCACTCCAGCTCGTGACCGTGGAGTCAGATATAAGTGCTGGCGCATCTTAAACATCAGATCCCGTTTGCGATCCACCCGGCTATCCAGTTTCACAACCGCATCAAAAGCACTGGTCACTTTGCTGGCCATCATTAGAGCATCGGTCTCCTGGCCATTTTTCATAAATTGGCTGTACAGCTTTGAGAGATTCTTGTAGATCTCTCTTGCGGTCGCTCGCATGCCATCCAGTTCATGGACCTGCTCAGCCAGCACACAATAATCCACCAACAGGTCAAGATCAAAGCGGGTCACAATCTCGCCCTCAGTGGAGCGATACTCTCGCATGATTCTGCGCCAGGTTTCCGCGGCCACTTTCATCTCCCTGATCGCCGCCGGAGCAGAAACAGGCAGT